AATCTCACTACGGTTTTGTCTATCTAATTACAAACTTACATACAGGAAAAATGTATGTCGGTAAAAAATTGTTTTGGTTCAAAAAAATCAAAACACTAAAAGGTAAGCGCAAACGCTACCTAGTCGAGAGTGACTGGAAAAGTTACTTTGGCTCATCAATCTCTCTTAACGAAGATGTCAAACGTCTAGGAGACGATCAGTTCAAACGGGAAATCCTACACCTCTGTGTATCTAAAGGAGAGTGTTCTTATTACGAAACCTACGAACAAATAATGCGAGCTGTTTTATTTAAACCTGATTTGTATTATAATGATTGGGTTATTTGTAGAGTACATAGGAAACATATCCTAAACACACAAGGAGAACGAACATCCACCCCACAAAAACAAAAGAAATTAAAAGCGGTCACCTGACCCCGTTGTCTTTTTAATCTGAACAAAGTATCATTGTAGATACGTTCAAAGGGCCAATAGCTTAATGGTAAAGCAGTCGACTCATAATCGATTGAGTGTAGGTTCAATTCCTACTTGGCCCACCAACCTTGTATAGTTATGTTTGAGTTATTAATTTACGGTATTATTATTTGGGTCATAATGAAAATTGTTCTTAGCGGAATGATAGGGAGCTCTTTGAACGAAGAACCACCACAGGACATCAAACAATACATCGCGCAAGATAAACCTCCAGTTGCCGTAATACGGATGGAGCAAATAAAAGGTTGGTGGTATGGTTTTTATGCTAGTAAAGGTGGCGACATATTTGTAGCGCAAGGAGCTACATTTGAAGAGGCTGTTGATAATTGTAAGGAGAGGTTAACGAGCGACGCGTCGAGAGATAGTCAGATCAAACTCGCTTTTACCGAACTAAAAAAATGAAACGTGTACAATATAAAATTAGACATGATGTTGTTCTGAAAAACAAACTGAACAACGAAATTGTAAAAGGTAACATCGTCAACGAGAAAGAGATTGACGGTAAGAACTATTGGGTATTGAATGTTCCTAGTAGGGGTGCGCAGCAATTGAGCTATTCAAAAGATTCGTGGATTTTAACAAAAGGTAGATGATTATGGAAAACGGACCACTGGGTGTTACAGCGTCAGCAGAGAAACCGCTAACAACAAAAGAAGGTCGTGAGTGGCTTAAAAGTCATTTGAAGATGGCTCCTATGGTAATTGTGTTTACTAAAAAAGATGGTACTGAACGAGAGATGAACTGCACACTAGCAGAAGCTGTAATCGTTCCTCACGAGAAAACAACTGATCGAGTTAAAGAAGAAAACCTCGATACTCTGTCTGTTTGGGACTTAGACAAAGAAGCGTGGAGATCATTTCGCCTAGATAGTGTTATTAGTGTAAAATTTGATTTGTGAGATAATATGCCAATCGCGACCGATGAACTAAGTAAGAACGCAATGGGCGGTACAGAGATGATGAAGTACGGTTTACAAGACCGTATCGATCCTCAACTGCTTGACCATTTTAATATAACCGCTAGCCGCTTTCGTGGAACTAGCCCCGGTAAGCTAGAACTCTACTGGCTACATGACCTTCCTGGTGATCCAGAATCCCAACACCTTGCTAATGGGGGATGGAATAAGTTTGAGAAACTAATCTTTGTATCAAACTGGCAATTCCAACAATACCAACAGCACTATGGACTTCCGTGGTATAAGTCAGTCGTATTGCAAAATGCAATTGAACCAATCTATACAAAAGAAAAGTCTAAGGACAAAATCAAGATCATCTACAATACTACTCCCCATCGTGGACTAGAGATTCTTGTTCCTGTGTTTGATAAGTTGTGCGAACGATACGACAACATTGAACTAGATGTATTCTCATCGTTTAAAGCGTATGGATGGGCTGACCGAGATGAACCATACAAGGACCTATTCAAATTTTGTGAAGAGCATCCTAAGATCAATTACCACGGTTATCAACCGAATGATGTAGTGAGAGCTGCTCTTGCTGAGGCTCACATCCAAGCATACCCTTCTATTTGGTTAGAAACATCATGTATGGCTTTGATGGAAGCAATGAGTGCTGGTTGTTTGTGTGTACATCCCAACTACGGTGCGTTGTACGAGACAGCAGCAAACTGGACTTGGATGTATCAGTGGACACAAGACAAACGCGACCATGCAGTTTCATTGATCAACCACTTAGCAATGGGGATTGAGAACTATTGGACTGATGCTGTACAGACACGTCTAGCCGGTCAGAAATCGTATGCTGATGTATTCTACAGCTGGCAATACCGTACACACCAGTGGAATGCGCTTCTTGGTGGAATTTTAGAAGACCACAATATTAAGTTACCTGAAAAAGCTGTTGACTAATTACGGTAATTTGATTACAATAACAAAATGATTATCATAGATATCAGCCAAGTGATGATCGCCAATATTATGGCCCAGCTTGGCAATCACACTAACACTGTGATAGAAGAAGATATTTTCAGACATATGGTTCTGAACAGCATTCGTTCGTTCCGTAAAAACTTTGCTGACTATGGTGAGATTGTTATTGCCTGTGATGATAAAAAATACTGGCGTAAGCAAGTATTTCCATACTATAAAGCCAACCGTAAAAAGGCACGTGCACAGTCAGAAATTGACTGGAATCAAATCTTCAATTGTCTAAATAAGATTAGGGATGAGTTGAAACACTACTCACCTTATAGAGTGTTGCAAGTGGAAGGTGCAGAAGCAGATGATATCATTGCAACATTGTGCATTGAGTATGGAACTATATTACAATCAAGTGAAAAAATATTAATCTTATCAGGTGATAAAGATTTTGTACAATTACAAGTATATGGAAATGTCGAGCAGTATAACCCTGTTCTTAAAAAGCAAATTAAGAACACTAACCCTCACAAATATTTACGTGAGCACATTCTCAAAGGCGATAGAGGAGACGGGATTCCTAACATCATGTCCTCCGACACGTGCATCATCGAAGGCGAACGGCAGAAGCCTTTGCCAGCCAAACGAATCGAGTATCTTACTAGCATTGCCGATTTGTCTAAAGTACTCCCTCCAGATCAATTAAATAATTTTAAACGAAATGAGCGTTTAATTGACCTCCATATGATTCCAGAAGAACTAATGAATTCTATTTTAGAGAAGTATCATAGCGAAGCTAATAAATCGAAAGATAATTTAGCTGAGTATTTTAAAAAGTTCAAACTCAAAACCTTGACTGAAAATATTGGTGAATTTTAATATGAGATTAGGTATATTTCAAATACTAGAGCAAGCCTCAGCTCTCAAGTCGACGGAAGATAAAATTAACTTCCTACGTCAATATCAAAACCCAGCATTGCAGACGATTCTACGTTATGCATACGACCCAACAATTGTATGGGATCTCCCAGAAGGCGCTCCGCCATTCAAGGAATGCCCATACCCCGCACAAGAGCTACGTTTAATGTCGGAGGTACGTCGTTTGTATCTCTTCGTTAAAGGTGGCAATCCTAACCTTACTAAGTTGAGACGTGAAGCTCTTTACATAGAACTACTAGAATCAATACATCCAAGCGATGCAGCGATCTTAGTGGCTATTAAAGATAAAAAGATTCCCTACAAAGGAATCACAGCTAAACTAATTAAGGAAGCATTCCCAGGTCTTATAGCGGAGCAGAATCAAGATGAAGAGCCTCGAACTTCATAAAACAAAGAAAACACACAAATCGTTTAAGGACTTCGGAGACAACAGTCGCCACTTGTCCAAGAAAGCGAAGACAGAGCAGTTAGCAAAAGCCAATACCGCCATAGATAAAGCTATTAGGCGTAAGGATTGGAAAGTTATCATGGATGAAAATTATTAACAAGGAGATTTAAATGGAAACGATCGTAATTTTAGTAGTAGTTGCAGGCTTTGCATACGCGATGTATAAAGCATTCACACCAAAGACAGTGGAAGTTACTCTACCAGAGCCAACACCTGAGCCAGTAGTCGAAGTTGCCAAACCAGCTGCCAAGAAGACTGTTGCTAAGAAGGTAACCCCAGCAAAGACTACTACAGCACGTAAACCACGCGCAACAACTAAGAAGTAAATGCCAATCTATTGTTTCCGTGATACCAACACTGATGAAGTATTCGACATTATGATGCGCATCAGTGAGCTCGACAATTACAAAGACGCCCACCCCAACCACGTAAGAGTGATTGAGGCGCCTAACATTGTGTCGGGTGTTTCTATTACTGGAAAGGTCGACAGTGGTTTCAAAGATGTGTTATCA